AAGTTACTTCTTTGCCTATAGAACAAACGGAACTCCGAATTTAAGGTTATCAGTAGATAACAGTTGTAATGGATCCGGCCAAGAAGTACTTTCAATAAACACCACGTTAACAGCAGGAACTTGGTATTACCTGACTGTTACGTGGGATGGAAGTACCAAAACAGCTAAATTCTACATAGATGGCAGTCAATCTGGCTCCGACCAAACAGGCAGTGTCGTCAGTTCAATTTGTTCTGGGGGCGCTGCATTTGAAATTGGCGCCTTTAATGATGCAGGTCTTTTTAGTGACGCCACTATCGATGAAGTCGGTGTTTGGTCTCGCGTTTTGACAGGTAGTGAAATTACAAGCCTTTACAATTCAGGAGCCGGTTGTAGTTACACAGATATAGCAAACGAGTGTGTAAGCTCGGGGGGAGATGCAACTACAACAGCGTCAACCACTACTGACATGACAGATACAAATAAACTACTCGGTAGTGTTGCCTTTGGGCAAACCATTATTATCACTATCCTCTTTGTGGGTCTAGTCGGATATGTTTATAATAAAATGACTCCTAAAAAACCATGGCAGTAACAATTATATTTTATTTTTTATTCGTCATGATGGCCATTACATTTGTACTGGTACTTTTCAAGTTCCTAGACAAAGTAATGTGTTGGATAGGGGAAATAATACAAGAAATAACGAAATAATATGTTAGCCACATCATCCATACCATTATTAAATCAAGACATTCTAATAATGTATATATGGAGTCCAGTTGTGGCAGTAAGCATTTACATATTATATCGTTTGGTGTCTCACTTTAAATGGTAATTCGATAGCCCCATCCGAGATGCAACGCGAACTTTCGGATGTGGGTATCGGATCGTCATGAACCCGTTAGGGTTTGGGTGAGCCGAAGGTAAAGGACGGGTCATTAGATCATTACCAAAAGATGATACACAATAATCAAAGTAAAATACCATTCCTACATTAGACGCAACGAGTACAGCCGTGTTTAGTTCTATCGGACTAAACGCCTCTACCATCTACTCCGTATTTACCGGACTAGTTGGCAGTGCTGTATCGTTTGGTTTGTGGCTCGTTCAAGTATCTTGGCCTTTTATGCTTGGTATCGCCTTTATTTACTTGATGTGGAGACTCGCACACAAGTTCATCCACTTCGGAAGATAAAGACAACAAAAATCGCCCACTCCCGTAGACGTTTTTGTATCAGTACCAATATCGATCCGTATACATATATCATACCATGAACCAAATTAAAACTCAATTAAGAAATGCCCTTTTATTTTCCAGCCGAAAAACAAAAGGGAGTCTTCCTAATATGGGTAAAATAATATTCGTTGCACTCATATTAACGAGTTTTAATAATACAGCGAATGCAACTGGAGTTTCATTAAACTATTCCGCAGGAGGAGCAGAAATCTTAATCTCATCTCAAGGAACATTTGATTTAACCTCAACACAACCAAATGGTGTTGATGGAACAAAATGTATAACTCTCTGGAAAGGTACTTATCCAGATGATTCAACTCTTGCGAACGGAGGATGCTATGGATCAGGCAATGGATCAGAATGGGGAAGTGCAGGGACGTTTGGTATTGGTGGTACATACACAAACGGAAGTGGTACATGGCATTCTGATCGAATAGCAAATTGTCCTGACTCATATTGCACCTCCTCTGGAGATGGAGATTATTGGATTTCTTTTACGCCTTTTACTTGCGGAAGTTCGGGTTGTCTTACAGCAACCACGTCCGATTATTACTACGTGTCTGGTTTGAGTTTAGATAGCGGAGTTTGGACTCAAACTGGTTTTGATTACACAAACACAGACACTCGCATAATCTCAATAGAACCACATGATTTACAAATTGAAACGCCTGATTTCGCTTTTCTCATGGCTTCCGAATTTTATGTTAACACCACTCAGTTTTCTGATAATATGTTTCTTAGGTTTAGATGGAAACGAAATCAAGACGATCAGAGCGCTGTTGCGTTAGTTGCTGCACAAGGCGGTAATTGGACTACCTATGACTTTCCAACTGATGATTGGACAGTCTTAGAGGGATATAACACGTTTGCAACTACCACAACAATACATAACACAGGCCAATATACTCTCGAAGTTCAATTAAGAAAAACCTCTCTATTGAGTACAATTGGAGGTTGGTTCGGACTAGGCAACTTCTTCGATTCTGGCCTTGTTGTTAGTTCAAGTACCCAATTCATAGTTGGCGAGCAGACACCGTACGACCTGTATGTCGCATCGTCTTCGCAGGGAATCAGCAATTTCATTGCGTCGACCACAATAAGTACAGATGAAATCAAGTCTTATTGTAGTCTTTCAACGTCATTCTCATTCGTTGACTGCTTAGCCTCGCTGTTTGTACCAAACCAACAGGATCTAGACGCTACGTTGTCTCTCGCAGAGCAAAATATATTCACCCATTTCCCGTTTGGGTATGTGAACGATTTTATTCAAATCGTTAGCACTACTACGGAGGGTTCATTAGTTGCTCTAAATGCTACTACTAGTCTTCCTATTCTTGGGAACGCCCACATTACATTGGACTTATCCCACCAGCTTGATTACGTCTTAAATGCAACTACATCAAGCTTTACGAATGAGTCAGCTAGTAGTACGGAGACATTCTATGACATTACTTCATATTATTGGAAAATTATAGTTTATTTATCTGCTGTCTTTTATTTATTATGGAGAATCATAGGAAGCGGAGCTATAGTTAATCCATGGCATAAAAAAGACATATCATGATCATAACTATTTTCCTAAACATAATAATATTCATAATCGGAGGAATTTTCCGCTTATTGCCTGTTGTAAGTATCGCCAGTATTCCTTACATAGGGAGTGCCGTCTCTGGCTATCTAACTACGGCCGTTTTGACTTGGAATGCTTTTATTGCTACCTTTCCTTACGCTGGTATTGCTTGGAATGTTTTTATATTCGTTATCCTTCCGTTTGAGGCACTAATGCTTATTGGAAAATTCTTCCTTGGTCATAGAATGCCTTCTCATAATTAAATGATAGAAGATGTAATCGGCTCTGAAGTCTTTAAAAAGGACTTAATAGATGTCTTCGAAGCCTCTGAGGGTGCTATTAATATGTATTACGGATTAATTGGTAATGGTAAAACTTACGCCGCTACCTCAGACGTTTTAGATTTGCTCAAACAAGGCAAGGTCGTCTATGCGAATTGGCATATCAACGTTGACGATTTTGATGATCGTAAGAGTTTTTGGATGTCTCTCAAAAACTTTTTACTTGGTCGCAAAAGGTATTACTTAATCCCTTGTGCTAAAAATCTTCATTACTTTGATCCGGATCAATTCGAGGGAACAGCCGACCTAGTTAAATGGTTATCCGAGTTGAACGATTGCCATATATTCTTTGATGAAGGACAAGATATGTTCGACTCGTATGAAGGGACAAAGTTTGCCAAATCTAAAAGACGGCTAATTTTACACACAAGACATTACCACCGCACACTTAATATAATAAGCCAACGGCCAACTGCGATTCAGGTATCCGCACGTGGAAACGTTAATCGTTTCTACAAGTGCGTAAAACTTGCCACCTGGCCGTGGATACGTTTCGCCAGATACGAGTTTCAACAGATGACAGGCGAAACTGTAGATGAAACCGTAGATCCTATTTCCGTTAAGACATACTGGGGCAGTAATCGTGTTTTTAGTGCCTATAACACTGATTACTTAGCAGAAGGAATACCTAAGAGCCAACAGGTCTTTTTTACCGCCTTTGATTTAACTTTTAAACAAAGACTTGATGTCCTGCTTATGACGCTAGGCATCAAAAAAAGACCGTACATCGTAGATTGGGCTACTTTAGTACCCAATGCTCGATGTTATCCAAATGCAATTAGAACCCAAGACCTTTACAAATGGGATAAAGGCTTGGTTTCTAATGTAAAAATCCTGCATTTGGAGTGAGTTATCCACAGAGATAATTCAATTTTCAAAAAAGTCGTGATACAATAGCAAAATACAGATAAATTTCTAAAAAAATGGCTAAAGCCAAATTTTTTTGAAAGAAATTTAGACAATATTTTGCGTTATTGAGTATAATAATACAGCGAAAAGTGGATAAGTCGGCAAAATCTGTGGATAACTCTTGGGCGCGAAAAGCGCCGTTTCATGTAAAACGAAAAAATGGCGATAAATGTCCCATCTGTCGAATTACTCTATCTAAACAAAATTTCTGGGTTCGCTATCACGTTCGATATGGAAATAATCCTATCGTCGTGCTAGCCTGTAGATATTGTAATTACGCAGAGTGGGCAATAAGAACTAATAATTATTTTAATACTAGAGCTTTAAGTTCATGGAGAATCAATCAAGTAATCAGGTTTCAGAAAAAATTCCAAATCGCCATGTAAAAGATAAAAACGGTACTGGCTGGATTTGTGATTTTTGCGATACACTGAACCCTGATTTTGACCGAAGCCACTATAAATGCCAAAAATGTTTCAAAATTAAAGGCATGAAAATAAAAATGATGAAATGAAGACTAGAAACTCTAAAAGGCGTCTAATAAATCCTCTAAATTGGTTCATTCATAAAGAACGAAAATATCGTAAAGGACATAGACGTCAAGAAAAACTCCTACGTAGAATCAATAAAAGATGAAAAAATGGATTTCTATTATTGGATTGATGGGTTTCGTTTTATCTCCTGCTTCAGCTTTTGCCAGCCTATCAACAAGTCTCATTTCATATTGGGATATGAATCAAACCGGAGCAGCAAATGCTACAGATTTAGTTGCAGGAAATAACACACTTTCAAACAATAATGTTTCGTATATTACAGGTATTTTAAGTTCGGGGGCAGATTTTGATGGCTCAAGCTCTCGACTTTCAAAATCTTCTCCCACAGGACTCTCTTTTAGTACGGCTTTAAGTTTTAGCGCTTGGGTGAAGTTTAACACGAGTCCTGGTGTCCAAGGAAACATTATTACAAAAAATAGTTCGGGGGCTGAAAGTTACTTCTTTGCCTATAGAACAAACGGAACTCCGAATTTAAGGTTATCAGTAGATAACAGTTGTAATGGATCCGGCCAAGAAGTACTTTCAATAAACACCACGTTAACAGCAGGAACT